TGCCAAGGCGTTCGGCAAGACCTACGGCATCTGCGTCCGGTGTGCCGCCCAACTCACCGACGAGCGGAGCATCTTCGCCGGGTACGGGCCGGTCTGCGCCAAGCACCAGGGTTGGTACTACCCAAGCATGGACGAAGCGATGGAGGGACTCGGGATTACACCCGAGTCCATCTCTACCGCTTTGATCGAAGGGAAGAAACCCATCGAAGTCACCAAGGAAGAGATTTTCACAAAGATCGGTGTTGCCGATGCCGACACACCCGATAGTCCCTGGCACGGAATCACCGCTATTGAGTTCGTTCCCGAGCAACCCGACGACTTCGATGAAGTGGCGGAGGAAGGGAAAGACCCGTTCGATGCCTTCCTTCCCGACTTCAAAGCGGAGTTCATTCGGACTCCCGGCCCCAACCCCGACGATTTGAAAGACGCGGCGAAGGCTCTGGAAGATTTCGCTGCCGTTCTCAAAGAGCACGCCATTCTCCCTGAGTCCGCTTCGCTGGCGGCGGCAGAAATCGCAGAACGAATGGACCGAGTCTGCGATCAGCCTGGATGCAGCGACAAGGTTTTCACCGACGATGAAATTGCTCGGGACGTGCATCTCACCATCAATCCCGATTACTGCACGATTCACGACTACGACGGTATGCGAGCGCCCTTTGGCTCGGAGCCGGGACCACTCACCGAAGGCCCGCTCCGCATGGAATTGCTGCCGGAGGATTTGTCGTGACCAAGGTTCGGGCGATGCCCTGTGAAGCGTGTCCGTACCGACGGGACGTGCCTTCCGGTCTGTGGCAAGAGCATGAGTACGACAAACTGGTCGATTACGACGCGCCGACCGGCGAGCAGCCGTTCGCCACGTTCGCTTGCCATGCCTCACCGGAGGCCCACTGCCACGGTTGGGCGGTCGTCCATATGAACCGGGGCCATGAGAACGAGCTTCTCGCCCTACGAGTTTCACCACCCGACGGCGGCATTCCCCAAGAGGTCGTCCCGCTTTTCGATTCTGGTGAGGAAGCTGCCGAGCACGGTAAGGCCGATCTGGAAGAGCCGTCCGAAGAGGCATGGATAGCGATGGACCGGCTTATGAAAAAGCACCCGAGACTGAGAGAAAGAGAGAACGTACATGAATAGAAACCAACTTGGCATTGCCGTGAATGTTGCACTGACCCTGCTTTGGGGTTATATTGCACTGAAAATGATCTTCACCGACTACACCCCGAGCAGAGCATTCGTGTTCTGGATGGTGGTCATGCTGGCCCTGGATGCCTTGGTATCCATCGCCAGCTATCGGTTGAAGTATTGGCAGGAGCAAAAGGCTCTTGCCGAGAAGGAAGCAATGGAATGGGTGACAGACCCGAGCGCAACGCGGTCGTGGTTCTGCAACACCGACCCCAACCTTCCGCTCAAAACACATGAGCCGGTGAAAAGCTGATGTGGATTTTCACCAAGGATGGGTTCTTCTCCATCGTCCAGCACAAGGACAGTCCTCACTACATGATGGTGCGAGCCAGAGCCAAAGACGACCTTCAAGCTGCGTTCGGCCCCGGTGATATCTTGGAATCGGTCGGGAGCGACTACCGCTTTCGCAAGACGGTTCCGAGAGCAGTGGTTGCGGACTATCTCAGCAAGGCTCTTGCCGAAGTCGATTACGAGTCGGTGAAAGACAACATCGACAAGGGCGAGCAGGACCGTCACGACATGCTCTACAAGGTGTGGGGCGCTCACTATGCGATGCAGCGGGACCGTTACCGAGACGACAGCGACGACGACTGGTACGACTTCACATGGACGACAAGCGTTCCTACGACGTAACCCATCCCGAGTCGGGGATTGGGTTTCTCCGCACGCAAAGTCAACAACGTCGAATTACCGGCGTTGGTGATTCAGCACTGTGGGGAGTCAAGACCGTGTCGTCTCGGCGGGCGGAGGACATATGGGCGGAAGAACTTGCGGACCTTCTGCCCACTCTCGACCCCGACGAGATGGAGCCAATTAGAGGCAAGGCGATGAAGAACCTCTTTGGCAAGCGGGATAGATCGCACGGCATTTACAACACGCCGGTCGTCAAGTCCACGATGCCGTCCGAAGTTCCGACCTTCATCGTGGTACGGGAAACCAAGACCACGGCTCGGGTGTTCAACACCATGACCGGGAGGCCAAGTTCCAAGGTGGTTCCGATTTCAAAAGCCTGCAAGATCGCCAGACAACAGAACGGAGAACGAGAATGAGTGACACCAAGACAGAAGAAACTCGATACACGGAGGACGAATGGAAGTCGATTCTCGGTGAGGGAATCCACGTCGCCTTCCGAAAGGGAAGCGACCATCCCGAAGCCCACGACTACTGGAAGCTGATTCAGAAGATGCCCGACGAGCTTTGGGACGACGTTCTCGGCTACGTCGTGTGGTCCCTCAGCTACATGAATCTGATCGACGTGAAACCCGACGGTGCCTAGCCTCCACCCGCTACTATCACCGTCCCTACTCGGAGACGTTTTGTACGGATGGGAAAGTTGGGTCGTGCTAGCTGTGGCCCTGGTCGGTAGCTGGTACATGAGCTTGTGGTTTGAAAAGCAACTGAGCAAGCTCCGTTGGTGGCGAGAGACAGACACAGACACGGAAGGCACGAAATGAAAATCATTACCGTAGAAGATCACCAGGCTCGGTACTTGAACGATCTGCTCCAAGCACAACGGGACCGCATCTACAAGGAAGCGGACAGATCACAAGTCGCTTCCGGTTCCAGCGCAGGCCGAGCCAAGGCTGCCGAGCTATCGCGCATCGACTTGATCGTGCTCGCGATCAAAGACGCGGAGGACAAGCCGGGACCATGATCGACTTCCTGTGGTTCATCGCCGTCGCCTGCATCTTGGGCGGACTGCTAGTGATAATGATTCAACTGTGGGAGAAAATTGACTACGCCAAGAGACAGAACCGACCCCAATTCATCGGAGACATTGACGAACCCGACCCCTACCCGCTCAACGCCCACGAATGGCGCTGGCGGCAAGAGCAAATCCAAAGGGAACAAGCTCGGCGGGACGAAGGATGGTTCCCGCAGTGACCCAAGATGCTATTGGTGCGGAACCGGAATCGACCTCTACGTCTACTCCCGCGCCCTCCATCAAGGAATCTCTTACGCCGTTTGCGGAGAACAATGCCCCGAGTGGAAGCCAGGAGCACTCTTCATCGGAATTAGCGGAAGCGGTGTCGGCGCTGGTCGCCGCTATTCGTGACGAAGGCATAAGCCCCAAGTTCCACCACATGATGATGATTCGACATCGTCAACAATGGCCCGTCCTCTGGCAAGCTATCGACCGCATCAACAAGGCTTGGCCCGAGCCAGCTATCGCGGAGGACGTTCGGTAGTCTCAGCCTTGCGCTTCGCGGAAGAGTGGACAATCACGGTGAGTCGCTAAGACAAGGCCGTGGGCCGTGAGAACCGAAAGCCCCGATTGAGTTCGGGGCTTTCGGCTATGCGGGGCAGTGAATGCGGCCCCCTAATCAGCGCCGTTTGTCCGACGCTGACGATGTTCCTCCCACCGATCTTCCTCCCACCGACTCGACTGACCGGCGGCAGCTAGCAAGCTGATTCCGAAAGTCAGAGCCGAGCCGACGAGCACGCCAATGGCAAAGGCGAGCCAAGGATTCAAATGACCTTGGCTCGGTTGAGGTAAACCATCAACTGCTCAACTTCCAGACTGTCTCTCGGGTGAGAGTTGTCATTGAGCAGTCCCGCTTTGTGAGCGTCGGTCCAGGCCGCTTTCGCCCAATCTGAAACTTCGTCCCAATTCGGCTCACCGTTTGGTCCGTCTGCCATATCACCGTCTCCGTTTCCTTTGTCCCACTTGATGTTCTTCACGTCCCACGGCCCGACGTTGATCTGCCAGTGCATCGTGTCGGGTGGATTGTCTGCGGGCCACCGACCACCCCACTGCAACGCCTGCTTGCCGTTGGCTCTGATTCCTTCCGCCCGTTCGATGAAGGTCGGTGGGTAGTTGTGCTTGGGCGGATTCTTGTACGGGTTCTTCGACGGGTTGATATCAATTGCCAGCGCATAAGCATGGAGACTCGGAGGTCGGCAGTTATAAGTGCCACCCGCCGATTCCAAAAACAGATACGGCTCGGAGGCCATGACCTGAGAAAACGCCCGCCAGATGGGAGCCGACTCTTCGGCTACCGACAAGTCCCACGTTCGACCATCGCCGGGGAAGGTCACTTTCACAAAGCGGGAAGGCCGACACCGATATGAGGCCCACCATGATCTGATCTGTGTGCTGCTCGCCATTATCGCTCCACTAGTACGCCCGCGATTCCGCACTCGTCGCAGCGGGCCATGAGGTAGGGGTCATAATCGACAGTGCTGATCTTCTGTGTGCTCCCATGAATTACCCAATTCGTAGCGGCTTGGTAGAAGCGAAGCCGTCCATTGCATTTACGACCGTCTGAAAAGCGATGGTCGTGGAGTCCGAAGTCATGTCTCTCGTCCATGCACGCGCATCCTAAGCGACGATATGACCGGCTGTGCGAACGGGTAGGCATCGAATGGCGGAGTCTCGGCATCCGGCTTCTGCTCATAGACAATCCCGTCGTCGCCCTCCACCGGAGTCCGATGGTCGGTCTGCCCTTCCAAGATGTCAGTAGGAATCCCGTAGGGGAAAGCGGCACAAGGGAGCGTGCCGTCCGGTTGCGCCGTCCCGAGATGGACGCATGAGTAGCACATCGGCGTGAGCAAGCTGGTCATGTCAATACAGCCTTACGCAATTGAGCCGCCTGCTCACGTAGCTGCTCGGGTGTAATGCCGGATTCGACGATGTATTGAACTTGCTGAACAATGACTTCATCGTCTGCCGTGATCTTGGGATCAACCGAACTCCAAAGATTCTTCCCAATGATTTCATCAAGAACGGTGTACCGACCCACCTTCATTGTGTTGTAACCAATTTTCTCTTGTCTCGCCTTCCACTTGGGAAGCCAATCAGCCACCTTCTCAGCCAGCTTCGCAGACCGCTCATTCGATGATGCAGACGGAGCCATGAGTGCTGGTGCTGGTGTCTCGCCGACAAACTTGGTTTCAGGTCGCCCAACTTGCTCTCGTTCCTCTGGATTGAGGGTGTCAATCCATGACCGAGCAGTCTCACTCACCACCATTCCGTGTTTCAAATCAGGGTCTAACTCCCTGGCCCACCGATACATGGCGGTAGCAATTCCTTGGCGCTGGTGATCGGGAGTAACGCCGATATGGGAAATCCCACTCAAATTCCAGTGAAGACGACCTACTAATTCCCCATCCCCATCTTTCCGAACTTCGATGGTTCCCCTCCCCTCTGAGCTATCAGAAAGTCGCATGACAAGACCATTGCCCAACTTCCTCTCGTTCGGATTGGCGGCGTAGACGGTTCTCGCTGCCCATGCGTCATAGATCGCCGCCGTCTCGGGGTAGTGCTCTCGCATCCCTGGCAATTCCAAAAGAGCGGAAGCACCGGCCCAATACTCGGCCTTCTCTTCAGGGAGCAGCGATTCATAATCGACAAGCTCGTCGGGAGTGAATCTATCCGGCGGCATCTGGCTCGGAATCTCCATCCCGAGATGCCATGTGTCCCATGCCGATTGCAACTCGGGTGAAATTGGAACGTAGCCAGTGGTCACGCCCGCCCACACTTCGGCAAATGCTTCAGAGGTCTTGGACTTGCCGTACTGAGAGGGAGCCAGTTTTTGAATCTCATAGCGAGCCGCTTGCACTTCAGGCCAGTTAGAAGAATCCGGCATGAGGCCGAACCCGTCTTCATGCTTCACTTTTGAAAACGGCTGACCCACTTCCAACATCGTCTCCGCCAGATACCGGAACTGCCGATGGTGTCCGAACTCATGCACCATCGTCGCCGTGTAATCGCCTTGCTCGGAGCCGACCGACCAGGGAAAGGAACCAGAACTGCTCATGGCCTTCTCTTTGGCCCACGTCTTGCTGTCCATGAAGTGCTTCTCATTGAGCACGATTGCCTTGCGATTCGTAATCGGGCCGATGCCGCCGGGGTGCTTGGTGCCGGGGTGAGCCACAGCAATCGCCGGGGTCGGCTTGACCAACTCGTCGCTCATGGTGTGTGCCGTCTTGTTGGTGACAACCCCATCCACCCACGCTGCGGTCTTAGGGTCGATGCCGGTTAGCTCTCGGTAGCGGTTGGCAAGATTGAATCCCACTTCAGGATCGGTCCCGTCCAAATTGAAAACGGTGGGAGTCCCGCGGAAAGCGGTCAGATCGGCTTCCATCTGCGCCTGTATCCACATCTGCTTCCCGAGTGGCGACAGCGAGTCCCACTCGTCGGTCTTCACCATCGGGGAAAGCGGCTCCCCGATTCCAGTGGTGGGCGGAATGTGAGCCGGATAGGTGGTGGGGATCGGCGGCATGACCGTCGGGATCGGTGTCGGTTCCTCCGGTAGTAGTTCCTTGGACAGATCGACCGGCGAAGTTGGAATCTTCGCTTTCGCCGGTTCCCGAGCCGAAACTTGGTAGCTCCGAGCGTCGAAGTGCTCCCCAAAAGCGGAAGCGTCCCACCGGGGATCGGTCATTCGGACTCGGATGGTTGGATTGCCGGGGTCGTCGGGATCGGGGATGATCGCAGTGACTTCGCCCTGGACTTTCTTGTCGCCCCGCTGCCCATGCCGGAACCCCGGCATGTCGATCAAGTCGATCAGCCCTAGCACGTCGATGAACTTGCCGTCGTGTCCTCTCGGGTGAAGGTCGGGGTTCCAGTCACCAAAGGCAGTCAGTGGGGCGAAAGCAGGGCGACGAACGAACGCCCGTAGCGCCTCCGCCCTCACCGACTGGTCGTTCATCCGTGGACTTTGGACCGCAGAGAAGCCGCCACAGCCTCTCTATGGACGTTCCTGCGGAGTGATTCGATGTGCGCCTCTCTGTCTGTGGAGACAGCTTGGATCGCCTCAGCGACCGCCTCACGCCTCTCTGCGGCGGTCATGGTGATATCCGGCCTGGACTCAATGGCTTCCAGACGGTCATAGACCTCTGTTAGCCCCGTCTTGATCGACTCGTCGATACTGAGGCCGAGACTCTCTTCCAACGCCAGATCGACCAGCGGTTCCACTCCGGCGGCAACCAAGGCAATCGGTACGCCCGCGGCAACTCGGGCGCGGGGAATGGGAATGCCGGGAACGTTGACCGCGCAAATGGCGACAAGCTCCAAACCACCGTTGATCGGTCGCCAGTCACCGGAGACTGAGGAAGCTCGGATCGTCCGCAAGCGGCTCTCGCTCACGTCTGGGCGAAGCGCCCCGGCGACCCAGATTCCAAATCGGTCCTCACCGACGTTCACGTCCATGATTGCCGAGTCAGTGTTGTCGTAGTGGGCGACCGCATCTGCCACCGTTGCGTCGAGCGGGGCATGACCTCCACTGAGAGTGATCTGCCCGACATCTACGAAACTGCCGTCGTCTAACTCGACCACGCCAGTCTTGAAAAAGGCGTACTTCGACTTCGACTTGGGAGCGCGCACTGATCCGCTCATGCCGATGTGCGACTGCTTCCACGATGCGACGTGGCCCCGAACTTGACCCGAGCCTTCGATGGTCATTGGAGACAGAGCCATGAAGTTCGGATTTTCAAACCACACTCTCGGCGGCTTCACCGGGAACGCCCCGGCGACGATGGTGTGGGATTCCCGCACCATGCCCCATTCGGCATAGCCCTCATAGATGCCGTCTTGTAGACGACTAGTCATTCGACAGTCCTTTCTCCCTCTCGGATCGAATCGTTCTCAGACTGGCGATCCTTACTTGCTGGTGTTCTATCTGGGTCTGGTTCTTGGCTCGGACTTCTCGTAGCCGTTGGACTTTCAAAAACCGCTGACTGGCGAGCATGGCCCGCCGGTCGATCCCGCTGGAAACCAAGGCTCTGATGTCCAGTTGCCCGATTGCCTTTTCCAGTTCGGCAATCTCGGAACTCGCCACCATTTCGTCGAGCTTGAATTCCTCTTTCTGAATCCGTTGGTCTATCTCCGCCAGTGGGTTGACCTCCATCTCGGAACAGCAATCATCAGTAGGTACATCATTTGCTCGCACCATTCTCCCCCATGCTTTCGGTGCCTTGAACCCGAACCCGGCAGCAATCTCCACCGGCTCGGGATGATTTTCAAAATGCAGTTCGTAGGTCATATGAAGAACTTCCCTGGTGCTCCGGTGGACCGGCTTCGGCGTAGGTACTCAGAGGCATCCGAGTACCGCTGCGACAGAGCCGACCGCTTGTCTCGCAAGTCCCGAAGACTGGTGCTCATGTCGGCAATCCGTCGAGTCTTTTCTGAATTGATCGCACTGATCTGGTCACTGACTCCCCGGCGCTGTGCCGTGAGCCGATCAATGACCGTGGCGTTGGAAGCCTCAAATCTCTCAATGTTGTCCTCTCGCTGGCCCGCTTCCTCACTCATGCGGCGGGCTTCGTCGAGCAGTTGAATTTTCTGAACCTCAGATGTGGTCGCCTCCGCTTGCCGACGGAGCCGAGCCGCTTCATCCCGCATCAGGCCAACTTCATCCCGAGCGCGCTGATTGGTTACCAAGCCCTGTGCTCGGTCCTGGCTAGAGGATGCTCGGGCCGCTTCGATCTGAATGTCGAGTGACCGTTTCTTCTCGGTGAGCGAATCGGTGACACGTCGGTAGCCCTCCCGAAGACGGTCTACCTCATTCTCGACATCGTCAATCTGCTTGTCGGCAAGTTTCAGTTCGTCGTATCGGGCATTACGGAGCCACTCGTCCTTGGCTGAGAGCATGTCCCGAATGTCGTCAAGCTGGCCCTGGATTTCGGCCCGCTTCAGTGGATCATCGGTAGCCCGAAGCTGAGATTCCAATTCGTCCCGACGGCGGAGGGCGGCGCTCTCTATCCCCGCCGCCATTTTCACCTTCTGCTCCAAGGTGGCTTGTTTCCAAATCGCAGACCGGGATTCTGAGTCACCCTTCCGGCGAGCCAATGCTGACTTACGAGCCGCTTCCCGACGCTGCTCTATCTCGGCATCGGATAGCTCTCGGGTGGTCTTCCGGTCTTCTCGGGCATACGGAGTGCGCCCCGACTTCCGTGGCTTCCGCTTGAACATGCCGGGGGTGTAGGTGCCGACCGCAATCAGCGGGGCGGCATCGCCCTTCA